TTCGACGGCGCGCAGCAGCGCCGGGAACACCGTGTCGGCGGTGAGCTTGCCCTCGGAGCCGAGCTTGCGGAGCTCGCCGATGGAGACGCCGAGCTCGCGCGCCAACGCCTGCGCCAGAGTGGGCAGCCCCTCCAGGATCGAGCGCAGCTCATCGCCCTGCAGCGTGCCGGAGGCCAGCGCCTGGGCAAGCTGCTGCGTGCTGGAGGCGATCTCCTGCTGCGAGGCCCCGGACGCGATGGCGATGCGTTGGAGGCCGCCGACCAGGGTGGCGACCTGGTCGGAGGTGGCGCCGATCTCGCGGGCGGCGATCGAGAAGCGGGCGAAGGCGTCCACGCTCTCGCGGACGGCGACGCCGGTCTGCAGGCTGTCGCGATACAGCCGGTCGTAGATCTCGCCGGCGCGCTCGACAGAGCCCAGCGCAGTGTTCAGCCGGCCCATGGACTGGGTCAGCGCATCGCCGGCGACCACCACGGCGCGCAGGCCCGCGGCGAGTCCGGCGATTTGCACGCCGCGCACGGCGACGTCGAGGAGGTCGAGCGCGCGCGAGGCGCGGTCTGCGCCGCCCTGGATGCGCTCCAGGGACCGCTGGCCGGTCTCGCCGACCTCGCGCAGCTCCTGCTTGACCCGGGCAGCGTCGTCCAGCGACAGCCGGACCGAGACGCGGCGGGTGGCGTCAGCCATGCGTCACGCCTCCTGCGTCGGTCGGGTGGTCAGGGTCCGGGGGGATCCGTGCGGCGTGCGGCGCTGCCGGCGGCGAGGCCCATGCGCATGGCGAGCAGCAGTTCGGCGGCGGCCCAGCCAGAGGCACCCATCTCACGGGCGGTGGCGAGTGCGGCCGGCATGTCGAGGTCGAGGCCGGCCATGGTCGCCGTGGCGCAGGTGGTGCCGGCGGCCCAAGCTGCGGCGCTCTCGACACTGGCCGGGGCGTGGGCCGCGTAGGGACAGGCGAGGCCGCAGTCGCGGTCGAGGGCCGCGCAGCCGCGGCAGTAGTCAGGACCCGAGCCGAAATGCCATTCGGCCCGGGCCCTTAGCCGTTTCCCTCCAGGGCCACGGCGGCGATGGGCCCGGTGGCGCGGTCCCAAAAGGCCGCGGCCATCTCGTCCATGTCCATCAGGCGCTCGACCGCCTCGGGCGAGAGCGGCAGCGGCTTGCCGGCAGCGTCGCCGACGCCCTCCCAGGCGGTGACGGCGTGGCGTGCCAGCGCCTTGACCAGGAAGGCGAAGGCGAGGCCGCGCGCCATGTCGGGGTCGAGGTCTTCGGACGCGGCCCGCAGCGCGCCGAGGCGACGGGCGGAGGCTGCCTGGGCCGCGGCCATGACGGCGGTGGTGACGGGGCGAATTTCCACGCGGACGCCGCGCGGCAGGTCGAGCCAGTACGGCTCGACCGGGAGGTCGAGTGTGAGCATTTGGATCTCCATTTGCGTGGATTTCAGCGCTTATTCGCCCAGGCCGAAGTGGTAGCGGCAAGAGCGCCAAGGCCTAACCCTACCCTTGGCGAGACGCCGTTCGGCGCTTCGGGATGTTCAACGGCGCAGCGTGAAGGCGAGGATGATGGCTGCTTCCCGCTTTTCGAGGACTTCTTCGTGTCATCATCCAAGGTTCGGTTTCGGGGGTAGAGCAACCATACGCTCGGGAGGCTCGATCAACCGATTTGCGCCCGTTCCAGTGACTTGGTCGATCCGCCCGACGTCTCCAGAGCGGACGTTGACAGGCTGTGTTGTTTCGCTTGAGGCGAGCACTCATCTAGCGTTCACGGTTACGTGCTAAGCCTTGGAGGCGACCTTGTCCGACCCGACCCAACCATCCGAGTCAAACCCCGACAGCCCCGCTGATCCAGCAAAGCCCGAGCCGGTCAGCACATCTCTTGTCGAGAGCATTCGAAGCGAACGACTCACCGATGCCCTAACCTCGATAGCCGATGTCGGCCTCGAGGCCGTAAGCGAGTCCAAGATCCCGGGCATAAGCACGCTGGTCGGCATCTACAGGGCTCAGAAGCAAGTGCGACAGAATCTTGAGCTTCGGAATATCATTCGCTTTTTGCAATCCCTTGAAACAGTCTCGGCCGAAAAGCGTCGCGAATTCACGAACAGGCTCCAGAGCGAAGGAAAATCGGCCGAATTCGGTGAAAACATTCTCCTAATTCTCAGCCGACTCGACGATACCAAAAAGGCCGACATGATCGGACGTTTGATGGCTGCGCACATTGACGGCAACATTTCCTTCGAAAAGGCGATGCGACTCGTGGCGATTGTGAATCGCTGCTACGCCCAAGACCTTGATTACCTGCGAGTTTTCAAAAGTGGAGTTCAGCGGTCCGGGACAGACATAGCTGTCTCCTTGTTCTCCGCCGGTTTGCTCGCGGATCGTGGTATCGACGGCGGCAGCTTCACGGATCCGGAGAGCGGTGGGACGATCTACGACCTGAACGAGTACGGGCGGCTTGTACGCGATTACGCGCTGTAGCGTGGGGATCCAGAGTGCGACCACGTACATTGTTTCAGATAGCTCCAGAGCCGCACGACGACCAGCATCCGCTTTCAGGCGCCTATCACCCGAAGGCGGTCGCCTCTCTCCCGGTCAGACTACGCCATACAGGAGAGCTCGGACGCGCTGCCTCCATGTCCGGGCACGTCACGCGTACTCTGTTCCAGCCTGCTGGTTCCGCAGCACCGCCGTCATCATCCGCGTCGCCGTCGCGTTGAAGGCGGCCCTGAAATCGAAGCTCGCCTCCACCCCGGCCGGCCCCTCGATCGGCGTCTTGGCCAGCGCCAAGTAGACCTCGTGCAGCGTGATGGTCAGGCTGCGGTTGGCGTCGATGGTGAAGGCCAGCGCGAACTCCGCCGAGGTGCCAGCCTGCGCCTGCGCGAGCAGCGTGGTGTTCTCGAAGCGCACGGTGATCTGGCCGGTGCAACGGGCGATGCCCGGGTCCACCCCCTCGACGCGGCGATCGGCGCGGATGGTCCGCACCGCCTCCATGCCGTTGGCATAGGTGAGTCGCGCGCCGGTGACCTGCGCCAGCGCCGAACCGCTGCGGGTGATGGACCCCTGCGCCTTGTTGAAGGCGGTGTAGGCGGCACTGGTCGGCGTGCCACCCGAGGTCGTACCCGTGCGGGCCGAGCCTTGACCCAGCAGCCCGAAGGTCGCGGTGGCGGCGCCGGTCGGCGTGAAGTCCATCTCCAGCGTGTCGGCCCGCACGCCCGTGCACACGTCGAAGGACGGCACATCGGGATAGCCGATCTCCATCGCATTGCTCGGCAGCGAGGCCGCGCCCGAGGCGAAGGTGTGGATGAAGTTTGTCGTGCCGGTGGTGGTCGGCGCGCCGAGCAGCAGCCGCAGCCAGTGGCCGATGTTGATCAGGTCCACCGGCACCACCGCCTGGCCGGCGACCGTGACCGTGTCCAGGAAGGGCGCGGCCGGATCGCGATTGCTGCCCACGCCGATGACGTCGGCATCGAGCAGCGGCTGCTCGGCGCCGAGATCGCAGGACAGGAACGGCATGCGTCGCCAGTTGCCGCCAGGCGCCGTGCCGTAGGTGGATTCGGGAAAGGTCAGCAGGCGGCAATTCGCGCCAATGGCACGGGGCATGGGCGTTCTCCTGGAGAGGGATCAGGCCAGCGGCGAGCCGGCGACGGTGAACCAGAGCGTGACGGGGATGGCGGCGGCGCGGGCCGCGGCGGCCCCCTCGAACTCGACATCCTCGAAGGACGCGCCACCGGGCTGCGCCCATTCGACGGCGCCGCCGAGGGTGCGGTTGGCGGTAATGGCCGCGGCGACATCGACCAGCAGCGCGTCGAGCAAGGCGTTGCGCACAGCGGGTGTGGCGCCGGCGACGGTAATCTCGACCTCGGCGCGATGTTCGATCTGCCAGGCGAGCGGGGAAAGGATCGGCGTTTCTTCCACCGCCTCGCCGTCGCGGACAACCACCAGGCCACCGGGCGGGATGCGCTGCGGGATGGTCTCGCCCCGCAGCACGATCGGCGCTGGGTCCCGCAACGCCAGCGACGTGACGAGCCGGCTCTGTAGGGCGGCGATGGCGGTCTCGCGCGCGCTCATGCCCAGCCCAGCATCGATGCGAAGAAGCGCCCGGCGACCCAGGTGAGCGCCAGACCAATCGGAACGGCGGCCCAGGACAGCACCACCAGCGTCAGCAGCAGCAGGAGACGTGCGCGCATGGTCATGCTGCCCTCCCGCTCTCGCGTTCCCATGCCGCCACGAAACGCGCCGGCAGGCGGCGGAGCCCGCGCTCGGCGGCACCGCGCACGTCGAGCCGCTTGGCGAGCTTCACCTGGGGCAGGAGGAGGAACATCGGCACCATTCCCTGTTCCAGCAGGCCGCGCGCCCAGGCCTCGCGCCCCTTGCGGTTGGCCGTGCCGACCTCGGCGACGCCACCCGCAACGAGCCGCGTCCTGCGCCGCCGCCCGGTCTGCTCGCCTTGGCGTAGCGGCAGGCACCACACGAAGCCCCGGCCCGACTGGAAGGGCCGGAGAAAGGCCTGGCCCGAGGCGACCATCTGCGCCGGCGTCACCCGCATGCCCTTCTCACCCCGACCACGCCGTCCCCGGGCCGCATTGAAGCCGGTCGGGATGGCGAGGAACTTGCCGCCACCCTTGGCGCGGATCAGCGCACCCCGCTCGAAGGCGTCGATGACATTCGGCACCTTGGTGAAGACCAGCCCCGCGGGCCGCAGCGACTGCCCGGACCGAGGGAAGATCATCGACCGCCAGGCATTGGCGATACCGCGCGCGTTGCCCGAGAAGGCGGTCGTCACCTGCCTGCGGAGTTCGGCCTTCACCTGCTCCGTCTCGGCGCGGATGGCGGTCATGGCTGCGCGCTCGCCGGCGCGCACCTCATCGGCCAGCACCTTGCGCAGATCGCCGACGATGGCGGCGCCGAGGCGCATGGATCAGCGCCCGCCAAATTTGCGGCTGAGGATCCGCAGCAGAAGGTCGTGCAGCGCGGCATAGCCCAGCGTGCCGGCTAGCCACGCCACGGCGAACAGCCACCAGCCGTCGAGCTCGAAGGCATGCGCGATCAGCCAGGCGCCGGTGCCGAGGCTGCCGCCCGCCAGCGCGTGCAGCAGATAGGCGCGGGTCAGCAGCGGTCGGTCGGTGGAGGAGAAGCGCGCCATCGCCCCGAGCCCACCCAGGGCGCCGGCGAGCAGCGCCTCGCCGACGATGCCGCCGATGCGTTCGGGGTCGATCATGGCGGTGCTCCTATCGGCGGCAGAAGACGCGCCAGGCGATGCCGGCGGCGTCGCGCTCGGCGTGCTGGACGGTCAGGGTGTCGGCGCCGAGCGTGAAGGTGTCGTCCGCATCCACGGCGGGCAGCACGGCGATGGCGACGGTCAGCACGTCGCTGGCCTGGATGACGCTGGTGCCGAAGGCATCGCCGAGCCGATCCGGCGCCGAGCGCACCACGCGGAGCAGGACCGGTGCTCCGGTCCCGCCCGCGCGATAGCTCGCATCCGCGCCGATGTTCGGATCCGCGGCCAGCGCGTCCATGGCCGCAGCGAAGGCACTCATGCTGGCTGCCGCAGCCGCCAGGCGAGAACGCCGACCACCGCCGCGACGATGACCGCGATGGCGACGGCGGGCGCCAGCGTGCCCAGCACCTGGATGGCGGGTGCGGCCTGCGCCACGGCGGTGGCGATGCCCGCGGCACCCACCAGCACCGCGCCACGCCCGGTGCCGGTGACGGCGGCGACCTCCCGCAGCGTCACGGGCGCGGCCGGAGGTACGCCCGCGAAGGTCAGCGCGCGATCGATCACCGCGGCCGGATAGCTCAGCCCCGCGCATTCATGATGGATGATCGCCTCCACCAGCGGGCGGAGGTGATCGTGCCGATGCAGGTCGATGGTATCATCCGGCCCGACGCCGATCCGCCGTGCCACCACCGCCACATAGGCCGCGGTGTCATTCTCCACCTTGGGCGCCCAGCGCTCGATGATCGCGCGCGGCGTCCGCAGCTTGTGCCGGTCCTGGTAGGTGACCAGCAGCGCAGCGAGCGCCCGGATGCCGAATTCATGGCTGGTGAAGCGGCAGAAGCGCCCATCCGACGGCGGCTCGTCGAGGCCCTGCCATTTGTTGACCGGGACGTGCTCGATGTTCCCCGGGTTGCGGTTGCGATAGCCCCGCGTGGCCTTCGGATCGATGCTCACGTGCCGATCGCCGGCACGCGGTTGAGCCACACCCGGACCGTGGTGTCCGCGGCCAGCGCCGCCAGGCTGGCGATGCCCACCTGGAAATTGCCGGTCGCCGTGGTGGTGATGCGCCGGTTGGTGTTGTCCCAGAAGACGCGGGCGCCGGCGGTGATGGCGAGCGCCGGCTCCTTCGTGATGTCGAACACGCCCTGGGTGGCGGCCTCGATGATGGCGTTCTGCGCGCCATCGACGGCGGCCACACCGAACAGCGCGCCGACCAGGACGCCCTGGCCGGAGAGGATGCCGCCCGCATAGGGAACGGCGATGGCCAGGCTGTTGCCCGGCTGGACATAGTTGCGCATGGGGATGGGGTCTCCAGAAACGCAGAAGGCGCCCGGTGGGGCGCCCTCTGCATGGGTTCACGATGGAAGGAAGGAAGCCGGGATCAGGTCCCCGGATTGAACCAGGCGCCGCGCCAGTCGATGGCGCCGACGCCGAAGTCGAAGATCACGCTGACCTCGACGCCATCCACGCCCTGGACATTGCCCGTGGTGACCTGCGGCCCCTCGGCGCCGTTGAGGTAGCCGTAGACGTAGACCGGCGCCGCCATCGGATCCGAGAACAGGTACCAGCGGTTGGCGGGGATCAGCGGCTCGACCAGCGGCTGCACGAAGCCGGCATAGACGTTGGCGTTGCTGGTCTGCGTCGCCTGCACCGAGACGGTGAGCTGCCGCGCGGCGAGCTCCTGGTTCGGCCCGACCAGCAGGCGCATCTGCGCGCCGACGGCGATGGGCAGGCCGTCGAGGGTCTTCTGGCGCATGACCGCGGCACGGCCGATGGCCAGGTTCGGCAGGTCGAGCGCGGTGCCGGCACCCGCCTTGTTGGCCCGCGCCGCCGCCGTGCCGAACACCGCCGCGGCGCCAGTGGTGAGCGTGGGGCCGTCGCCGCTGGCGGTGTTCACCAGGGCGTAGGCCGTCGCGTTCTCGAAGTCGGCGACGCGCCGGCCGATCATGCTGGCGAAGTCGGTGAAGGCGCCGAGGTCATCGTTGACCAGCATCTGCCGCGTGACGCGGATGCGCCGGGCGAAGGTCTGCAGGAACACGAGCTCCTGGCTCTCGGACATGGTGCCGGCCTGGACCTCACCATTCTCCGACAGCGGCAGCAGCGTCGGGAAGTCGCCGACGCGGAGATGGCGGTGCGGCTTGAAGTCGCGGAAGTCGCGGCGGAGGAACAGCGTGCGGTAGGTGGGTGCCGCCGGCGCATAGGCCGCGAGCAGCATCTTGTTGGCGGCGGCCGAGAGCAGCGCGGGGAAGTCGCTGGTGGTGTGAAAGGCGCGCTCGGCGAGGATGGTCGGGTTGCGCGGCACGTTGCGCTCGCCGCGGGCGCGCAGCAGCTCGCCGATCATGTCGGAGGGCCGCCAGCCCAGGAACTCGGTGTGGCGGCCGGCGCCAGGGCCCGTGCTGGGCGCCTGGTAGCCGGGCATGGTGCGCGCGGCGAGCGCCTCGGCCATCGCGTCGAGGATCTGCGCCGGGTCCTCGTTGGACGGGCCGATGTCGGGGCGCGCCGGCAGGGACGGACGCGCGGCGCCGCTGGTGAAGGCGTCCCACAGGCGGCCACGCAGCACCTCGGGCGAGACGCGGTCACGGATGGCGGCCTCGCGCATGGTGTTGAGCATGTCGGCGGTGACCAGGCCGCGGGCGGCGGCGAGCACGGGCTCGTAGCCGGCAATGCGCTCGACGGCGGCGCGTTCGGCCGCGGCGCGGATGGCCTCGAGGTCAGGCGCGGGCGGTGCGGCGCGCGTGGGCTCGGGCGGGGCGGTGGTGGTCACGGCGATCTCCTGGGGCGGGGCGATGGGCGGCGCGGGCGGCGCCGGCGCGGGATCCGGCGAAGCCGGCGTCGTCTCGGGCATGGTGGGTTCCTCGGGGATGGTCAGGGCGGGTTCGATGGCAGTGGCGGGGGTGCCCTGGTCTCCCTCGCCACGGATCACGGCCAGGCCATCCACCGGGACCGGCACAATCGAGATCTCGTAGGGCTCCCAATCCACCGCGCGGTGGATGGTCTGGCCGGTGGCAGCGTCGGGTCGCGGCTCGTAGCGGTGGACCCGGTAGCCGACGCTTACAGATTGCAGCGTCCCGTCGGCGACGCGCTGCCAGACCGGTTCGACGTCATCAGCGCCGCTGAACTGGAGCGTGGCGTAGCCGCGGCCGGCCTCGAGGCGGGCGGCGGTGACGCGGCCCAGCACGTCGCGCGTGCCAGCACGCCGGTGTGTGTCCAGCACGGGTGCGCGGCCAGAGCGCAGCGCGTCCATGCGGACCGCTGAGGGCGCCATGTCGAGCTCTTCGAGGATCGGCCCATAGGGCGGCACGAAATTGCGGGCCCGTGCGCCGGTGCTCCACACCACTTCGACGGTGCGCGCCGCGCGATTGACGGTAATCGGGGCTGCCAGGGCGCGGCAGGCCACGATCGATTGCCCAGCGTCGGGAAGTCGATCCGGCGCGGCGGATTCCGCGCTCGGTTCGATTGGCTCGGTCATGAGGTGTACTCCTGGGCTGCGCCGTTACGGCGCGGCGAAGCCCTGCGCGTTGACGTAGACCTGCGCGCCGGTGGTGATGCAGGCGACGTTCATGGCCGTGGCCGCGGTGCCGCGCAGCGGCGTGGGAAAGGTGATCTCCACCGGGGCCGCCATCGCCGCCGGCAGCAGCTGCCGCCAGATCACCGTGGCGCCGTCCTTGATCACCACCTCCGTCGCGACCGTCGCGTGCGCGTTGCGGATGTCGATCGAGGTCACGTAGTTCCGGATGCCGGCAGCCGCCGCAGCCCGGAGCGCCACATCGGTGGTGTTGATGATCCCGCCTGCGGCGGCGGCGTACTGCCAGTCCGCCTCCGGGATTGCGTAGGGCTTGGTGACCAGCGCGCCGATCAGCGTCGCCAGCAGATCCACACCGCGCGCCGTGGTGACGGCGGCCGGGTTGGCCGAATAGCCGGTGGCTGCCAGTACCGGCAGCGCACCGCTGGTGTTGCGCGCCTGGCCACCCACCGGCGTGACGCTTGGCGGGATGGTGCTGAGCACGTTCACGCCCAGCCCCTGGCCAGCGACCGACTGGCCGCGACCCGCCGTGATCTCGGTGGTGAGCTCAGCATAGTCCGCGATGGTGACGAACTGGACCTTGATGTCCGTGTTCGAGACCGGCGCGAGGTTGCGCGAGATCGAGGCCCAGCCGGTGTTGAAGTAGGCGCCGGTGAAGGTCGAGCCCACCAGATCGAAGCTGTTCGCGTCGATCACCGTGATGGTGAAGGTCCCATTCGCCCCGGGCACGCCCGACACGTCCGCCACCGTCACCGTGTCATTCGTGGCAAAGCCATGCGCCGCGCGAGTGATGCGCACCGCCCCACCGCCATTGTTCGCCACCGCCGAAATACCGCTGATGAACTGCCGGTTCCGCACGCGGATGCGAAAGCGATACAGCGCATTCGGCTCCGGGATCTGCTGGTGGCGGACATAGGAGTTCGAGCGCGCTGCCGTGGTGTCGAGCAGCCGCCCGTGGAAGTAGCATTCGTCGTTGGTCGGCTCGAGCTCCAGTACCGACCAGCCGGCCGGGGCCGTGGTCGGGATGGTGCTGCCGGAGGTGCTGCCGAGGCGCGGCGCGCCCTCGCTCTGGACTTCGTAATTCGCGAGCGTCGCGCTGGCCCCGTCCAGCCGCCAGGCCGCCGCGCTGCGGCCGTCCGGCTGCGCCGTGGTCGGATCGATGCTGACCAGCTCGAGCCAGACCGACTGGCCGACGATGCGCTGGCTCATGTTCACCGCCACCATGACCCGCAGCGGGATGGTGAAGGTGGTGCGGCTGGTGAGCGTCAGCTCATCGTCGAGCATGGTGCCGGTGGAGATGGTGACCGCGCCATCGGCCACGGTGTGGGTGATGCCGCCGCCGGTCGCCGCGATCTCCCACCGCGCCGGGTTGATCTCGGTACCGTTGAAGCTGTCGCGGAACTTCTTCTGCATGCTCTTGATCTTGAGCATGTCGTCGGTCCAGTCGTAGGCGCCTGCGATCATGGCTGTGCTCCTGGATTGGGGGCAGCGCCCGCATCCGCACGCGGCGAGGCGGCGCCGGTGGCGGCGATTTCGATGGCGGCGAGTTGCGCGGCGTCCTGGGCGGCGCCGGACTTCGCGACGCGGCGCGGATCGCTGTCGAGAGACAGGCCCGCCTCATCCAGCAGGGCATTGGCCTCGCGGATCATCTCGACCACCTGGCGGAAGTCGTAGCCGAAGGCGCCGACCGCCTCGGGCTGCGGCACAAAGCCGGCGCGGACCTGGGCGATCAGCGCCGTGGTGTCCTTCAGCGGGTCGATCATCTCGTGTGCTGGCGGGACGTGCGACAGGCCGTCCGGCACCTCGGCGCCCCACAGCCCGAGCAGTGCGCCCTGGGCGTGGAAGCGGTCGGCGATCGGGCGCACCAGCATCGGAATCAGCATGCCGTACTGCACCTGCTCGCAGAGGCGACGAAACTCGATCTTGCCGGCCCGCAGCGACGAGTAGTTCGCCTGGGTGAGGTCGCCGGCGACCTGGTCGTAGGTCAGGCCGGAGCCGACCGCCGACGCCTCCAGCGCGCGCCGCGCGAAGGCGGC